GTTTATATTTTAAAGATTCTTTTTTGTTTTATTCTACATAAACAGATTGTAATCTCACTGCTCTTGGCTCGGGGAGAAAAAATTGAAAAATAACTTGACAATTCATATATAATAGAATGGTAGTCATCCTCTGACTGTCATTCTATTTTTATATCTACTGATTATGAACAACCCTGCATTTAGTGAAACTGTTCCAAACGAATTAAGAGAACTAGGATACGTTCCGCCAATTATCAAATCGTATGATAATAATGGCATAAATGTGTGGTTAAATAAAAGTAGAAAATTTTATGATGTTCCGTTTTGGCAATTTACGATGGATGGTATTCAATGGATGGTTTTGGATGAAAGACATGGTTCTGCATCTCAATTTTATTCACATTACAAATTGGCCAAAGGTCATGTTATTTGTACAGGATTGGGATTTGGAACAAGAGAACAATGGTTGGCGTCCAAACCAGAAGTAACGAAAATAACAGTACTAGAAAAGTTCAAAGAAGTAATAGATTATCATAAGGACATTGGCACAAAATGGCACGACAAAATTGAAATTATTAATTGTGATGCAAACGACTACAAGGGTAGTTGTGATTTTTTGTCAATCGATCATTATGAATATGATAATGTACTAAGAATTTTAGATAGTATAAAAACAGTATGCAATAATATTACTTGTGAAAGTGCATGGTTTTGGATGTTGGAGCCGTGGATTAGATTGGGATACATCACAGACAATACAGAAAATCCAACTATCATTCCGAAAGGAATTCGTTATGGTGGAAAAGAAAATGACATTGAAGAAAATTATTCTAAAATAAAAACATATTTTGAACATGTGAATTTACCAAACCTTAACAAAGAACAATTAACTAAATTTATTGAGATGTACTAATTATGGAAGTAAAAATACCAGTAGAAGAATTACGAGAAAAAAAGATTATGGTTTGTACGCCAATGTTCGGTGGAATGTGTAGTGGAATGTACGCTAAAGCTGCATCTGATCTTGCTACACTCTGCACACAATATCAAATGGACTTAAAATATTTTTATCTTTTTAATGAGTCCTTGATTCCCCGAGCGAGAAATTATTTGGTTGATGAATTTATGAGAAGTCATTATACTCATCTCATGTTCATAGATGCAGATATTCATTTTGATCCGAATGATGTTTTTACTTTGGCTGCATTGGACAAAGATATTATTGGTGGCCCCTATCCGAAAAAATGTATTGCATGGGAAAAGGTTCGGAATGCAGTTGATATGGGCCTCGCAGATGAAGACCCCGAAATTTTAGCAGATTATACTGGTGATTATGTTTTTAATCCAGTAGAAAACACACACAAAATTCAAGTTGCAGAACCAGTTGATGTTCTGGAAATTGGTACAGGTTTTATGATGATCAAAAAACAAGTGTTTGATGATTTTCGTGAAGCATATCCTCAATTCAGTTATACACCAGACCACAATCGTTCAGAACATTTTAAGGGCGATAGAAATATTCATGCATATTTTGATACAGTAATTGATTCAAAAGCCTATTTGGGTGATATTGCTGGTGGAAGTGATCGATATCTTTCTGAGGATTATTTCTTTTGTCAGTTTGTTCGTAGGATTGGATATAACATTTATCTTTGCCCTTGGATGAAATTAGGACACATGGGTTCTTATGTTTTTTCTGGTTCGATGGCGAGTTTAGCAAATCTTGAATTTGCAGCTCATGGAATGGATACTTCAAAAATAAGTGCCCATAAAAAACGAAGAAAGAAAACAACAAAAAGAAAAAAGAAATAACTTGACAATGTGTTAAGAATTTGTTATAATTATACTATTAACTAAAACTGAAATGGAGAATAAAATGAAAGTAAGTGAAAGAACAACCGATCTTTTGAAAAATTATGCAAACATCAATCAGAGTATAGAATTTCGTGAAGGAAACATTCTTAGGACTGTTTCCCCATTGAATACTATTCTGGCCTCAGTAGAGATTACTGAGGAGTTATCAAAAACCTTTCCGATATATGAATTGAATCGGTTTCTTGGTACGTTGTCATTGTTTGATGATCCAGAGTTGGATTTTACTGATAATGGTGTTACGATGTCCGATTCTAAACATGAAGCGACATATCGTTATTGTGGAAGTAGTTCCATGTTTCAAACACCGCCTGAGAAAGATATAACCTTTCCAGAACCAGAAGTTGAATTTCGACTGACACATGATGTGTTTAAAAAGACCATTAACGCAGCAAACATATTGGGACTTCCTGAAGTGGTTGTTGAAGGTGATGGAACTGAAATAAGACTGTTGGTGTCTGATACAGGTAATGTATCATCGGATAATTTTTCAACTGGTGTCGGCCCTACGGATAAGACATTCCGTATGATTTTCAAAACAGAAAACTTGAATAAATTGATGGAAGGGGCATATGATGTTTCACTTTCTTCAAAACGAATTTCACATTTTAAACGAGAGGGTGATTCGTTACAATACTGGATTGCATTAGAACAAAACTCAACCTTTGAGGAGTAATTGTCATGACCGAATCTTTATTATGGGTTGAGGGATATAGACCTAAGACCATCGATGAATGTATACTTTCCGAAACAATTAAAGGAACTTTATCAGACCTTGTAAAAGATGAAAAGGTTCCTAATCTCATGTTTACAGGCCCGTCAGGAGTTGGTAAGACAACTGCGGCACGAGCACTTTGTGAACAAACAAATAGCGATTATCTAATTATTAATGGTTCAGATGAGGGTCGAATGATCGATACCTTACGAACCAAGTTGACTCAATTTTGTTCTACTATTTCTTTTGGGGGTGGTAGGAAGGTTGTGATTATAGATGAGGCGGATTATATGAATCCCGATTCTGTTCAACCAGCCATGAGAAACTTTATTGAGAAGTTTGCAGAAAATTGTTCGTTTATCTTCACTTGCAATTACAAAAATCGAATTATAGATCCGATTCATTCACGATGTGCAGTCGTAGATTTTGGATTGGGTAAAGAAGAAAAACCACATATTGCAGCCCTGTTTATGGAACGATGTGTGTCAATGTTGGCAACAGAAAATGTAACTCATGACAAGAAAGTAATTGTAGAATTAATTAACAAACACTTTCCAGATTTTCGGAGAGTGATAAATGAACTTCAAAGATATTCAACTTCAGGAGATATTGATTCTGGTATTCTTGCGAATATTGGTGAATTGAATTTGGATTTATTAATTTCTGCATTACGAGAAAAGGATTTTCAGAAAATGCGCCAATGGGTTTCTTCAAATGTAGACAATGATCCAATATCAGTTTATCGTAAAATTTATGACAAATTATATGAGGTATTGGAAAGATCTTCTATACCTCCAGCAGTACTAATTATTGCAGATTATCAATACAAGTCGGCTTTTGTTGCAGACCAAGAAGTAAATCTTGTTGCTTGTTTGGTTGAATTAATGGCAGAATGTGAGTTTGTATGAGTGAAATATTTCAAAAATATGGTAAGATTTCAATTTTTGGTAAACGCATTTTACATGTTATTTCTCCTGTTCGATGGAAAGGAAGTAAGTATGAAGTAGAGCGATGTTCCAACTGGAAAGTAATGATGGATACGGTGAATTTTTTGCCAATGTGTCATCACTATATTATGATTCCAGAAAGGAACACGCTCTCTTCATCAAACAAACTTTATTCGATGGATAACATAACGATAATTCCGTTTCCTTATCCACAATCAGTAATGCAAAATCGTGCCAATTTCGATGGTAGAACATTCTGTAGAATCTTTTCTGGTAGACAAAAAGTAGAATTTCGCCCCGGCGAATTCATTACATTGCACACTTCTTCAATTGATATTGATTTTGTGTTTTGTCATCAACCAGAAATTCTTACAAATGTTCTTTGGAATTTGTTGTCACTTCGTTATGGAATGAACAATACAGATTCCATGTGTTTTTTCCATTGGGTTGATTGTAATGCATCAAGTCCTGCACCAGCATTTCCTCCTACATTTTTTAGACAATTTGAAGCTATTGATAGGTGCAGTAAAATCTTTTTCCATTCTGATATGAGTTTAAAATATCTCATGTCGAATTTTGGAGAAAAGAAACCCCATGTTCTTGTTCCAGATGAAAAAATTCTGATGGATAAAATAGCAAAGATGCCATTGAAAGCGAAACCACTTCCTCAAACGAATGGTGAGTATTGGAGCCCACCAGAAGGAAAGAAAATTATTGCATTTAATCATAGATGGAATGAAACAACTGGTGCAAGACAACTCCATAAACTGATGGAGGGATTGCCCGAAGAATACCAAGTTTTGGTTACTGATGAAAAAGTTAAAAAACCATTATCTGGATATTCGCCAGTTGAGACATCTGGATTAGAAGAATTAGAAGAAAATCAAGAAGAATCTGTATTTGAACCTGGCAGATTTAAGTATGCATACGAAGGAATTCCCACATCACGACTTGGTTCTATGGAATTATATTCTGATTTTCTTCGTGGTTCGTATGCATCGGTTGCATGGATTAGAGGATATGCAACATGGAATTTGTCGGTACAAGATCCGATACAAGTAGGAACGCCAACTTTGGTTTATGATACACCTATGATGAGAGAAGTTCTTGGTGATAATTATCCATTTTATTTTAAGACAAAAGACGAATTTCAAAGAATGATTCAAAATATGCCTAGTGATTTTTCTTATTCCATACCGAACCATGATTATACATTTCGGGATAATTTAGTAAAAGCCATGATGAGTAGTTGGCAACATACTAAAATGAATAAAGAAGGTTCATTTTGTAAGCCATGGTTATATTTTATTTTGAATGGGTTGGAATATAAGAAAGATTTTTTGTATCAAACACATCCGATTATGGTGGATGCACAAGGTGGAAATTCTTGGGAAACAATTCGTAGATGGTGTTTACAATTTGGATTAAAAGATGATCCAACTTCTCGCCATACTCGTTTGTTTATTCCAAATGAGGATATGAAGAACAAAGTGGAAAAATATTTAGAAGGATTTGATGGTTCTAAATATTCTATGAAAGAACATGAAGAATTTCATAGTGAATTAAATAAAAGTAATGTAAGATCAACTTTATCAGAGTTTATGTCATGAGTCCTTTTGATTTTGTAAAACAGATTAATTATGGTAAGATAAATCTGATAGATGAAACTCCTGAGTTAGAAAGGGAGTATAAACAGTTTATTATAAATCGTGCATTGAGTTTTAATCACGATACAGCCCTTTATGCAAACGAAATGAACGTTCAGAATCACCTAGATCCGAAACTTCAATTCGACTTTTTTCTAAATATAATCAGACCGAAGAAACGGTATGGAAAATGGTTGAAACGTGAAAACAATGGAGTTCTCGAATTAATCAAAGAATATTACAAGTGCAATTATGCGAAAGCGAGAGAATACTCTACTTTACTTAATGATTCGCAACTGGATATTATTAAACAAAGAATTGATACAGGTGGTTTGAAAGGACAAAATGAGTGAAAATATCATTCAATCAATGATTGAGGTAACACTAAAAGAGCCCGATGATTTTCTCAAAGTCAGAGAAACCCTTACACGAATCGGGATTGCATCACGCAAAGAAAAAACCTTATTTCAATCATGTCATATCCTGCACAAGCAGGGGAAATATTACATAGTACATTTTAAAGAGTTGTTTGCATTAGATGGCAAGACAACCAATTTTTCTGAAAATGATGAAGCAAGACGAAATACAATTGCCAATCTTCTCGCAGAATGGGAATTGATATCTCTTGTTGAACCAGATAAATCATCAGACCCTACAGTACCATTGAGCCAGTTAAAAATCCTGTCCTTTAAAGAAAAGGATGAATGGGAATTAACTCCAAAATATAATATTGGGAACAAAAGGGATACTGATGAGAATGACGAGTGATTTACAATTTTATAAATTATTTTCAAGTGTAAAAGACCCCAAACGAGCTACAAAAGGTTCAGCATGTTTTGACTTGTACTCTTTTTTGCCAGACAACTCGGCAGTTTCGGTATACATAACCCATTCCGAAGAGTTGGAAATAAGAAATAGATTGGTACAAAATGAAAGAGTACAAGTTAATCCTAACGAAAGAGTTCTGATACCTACTGGACTTATTTTTGATATTCCAAATGGATATTCAATGAGACTATATCCAAGATCAGGCCTTGCATTGAAACAAGGTCTGACTCTTGCAAATAACGTGGGCATAATTGATTCGGATTACGTGGAACCTGTTTTTGCGATGATAACTAATATCAGCGGAAATACACAATACGTGAAACACGATGAACGTATTTGTCAGGGGGAATTGTTTAAAGATGAAATATGTATTTTAGAAGAAATAAGTGAACCACCAGAAAGAAAAACTGCCAGAGATGGTGGTTTTGGATCAACTGGAAAGAAATGAGTATAAATAATTATGAAAACTAAATATAAGTTGATAGTGAAAGATGCAGGAAGTTATGCAGAAGATTCACTACTGAAACTGTATTTTACAGTTTTTAGACATCGCTTCTATCACCTATGTAATGGTGATGGATGGCGAGACTGAGGCTGACCATAGTGGTAGTCTCACAACCAATCTCAAGTCCTGTGCTATGGATTGAGATCTCTTCAACACCAACCTTGCTTATATAAGGAGGAATTATGGTAACATTAGCACCACATACACATTTTACCGCAGGCGACTTAGAACGATTCATGGGTCTTTCCATTGGATTCGATTCTATGTTTAATCGTCTTGCAAATTTTCCACAACAACCAGAGGGCGGAGCATATCCCCCTTACAATATCCGAAAAGAAGATGACTATAAGTTTGTCATTGAGATTGCCCTTGCAGGGTTTTCGGAAAAAGATGTTGAAGTGGAACTTACGGAAAATGTTCTTCATATTCGTTCATTGGGCGAAAAAGGAAAACAAAATCTGGATACACCAGATTACGTTCATAGAGGAATTGCGAATCGCTCTTTCTCTCGTAAGTTTACTCTGGCCGATGACATTGTTGTCAAGGGTGCAGAGTTTCAAAATGGTCTTCTTAACATCACTTTGGAAAGAGTTGTTCCAGATGAAAAGAAACCACGTATCATTCCAATCACAAATCCAAATGTGATTGAACATAAAAAGAAGTAAATTCACCTCTTCCCCCTACTAATATATACTTTAGTAGGGGGTTTTTTAATTT